TGGTCGTCCAGCACCTATTCCGCCGGTGCCGAATCCGCCTGTGCATCACTTGATGCCTCCGCATAGACATCCAGCTCCACCACCACTTCCATACAGAAATCCAAAAGATCCATACGCACACATGGGCGATATTGACAATATTGCGCAGATGCGTACTTACATCTTACAACAACTCGGATCTCCAGTAATTTGTGTGGAATTGTCTGAAGAACAACTTAACAACTGTATTCTAGATGCAGTTCGTTATGTTCAACGTTATTACATGGACGTTGGTTCTTACAAAGATTACTTGATGATGGAATTGAAGAAAGGCATCACACACTACAAGATTTGTCAAGAACTAGAACAAGTCGTTACGTTTGAATTGACATCGTGGTTAGCATCAGGAATTAATGACTTATTCACAGTCTCTCACAACTTGCTTTACAACGAAATGAACAGCCTTAATGGCTGGCAGTTTGCTGGTTCATGTTGGGGCAATAACAGTTCTTTCGGTGATGTTCTTGGTTCTTGGAATGCTACTTTATGCTGGTTAAAAGAATTGAAGAATGACTTTGGTCCTGCTTTCCAAGTTCGCTATAACAATCTTGAACATGAACTTTCTGTTTGGCCAACTCCAAAACATGATGTGATTGGTTTAATGTGGGTTTACAGACGTCAAAACGCTTCTAAGATCTTCAACAATCCAATTTACAGAAAACTAGTCGTTGCTATGGCTGGGCGTGTTTGGGCAAATGCACTAAGCAAATATAATTTGACGTTAGCTGGTGGTGGTACTTTAAATGCGTCTCAATTGTATGCAAATTATGACAAAGACTACGACTGGTGTATTCAAAGAATTGACAAAGAATCGCCAAATGGCTATTTCTTTGTGGGATAATTTTATTATACTTTTATAAAAAGGACAGATAGTTTATACCGCTATTTGGCAAGTTTTTACCGAAATTTGCCTAACTTTTTATAAATACGCTAAGTAGAAATTGCTTGTTAAATTTAAAGCTGACATTCATTTGTCAGCTTTTCTTATGTTAACTATTTGCTCTCCTACATAGTATTTATTCAAGAACAAACCAGATTCGTTCATTCCTGACAAGATATAATATAAATAAAAAATCTGCACTTGCAAGCTGCAGTTTTGCTTAAAATTAAGCAAGATAATCATAAATATAAAAACAGAAAAGTATTAGCATATGAATTTAGACTATTCAAAAGTAACACACGAACAACTGCTAGAACAGTTCAAAAACAGAATCATTTCTGATCCTCGTTTTAAAGACATGAGTGCAGCTGCTATCTATCAGATGTACATGGAAATGATGGCAGGTACATTTGACATGTTGCATTTCTATCTTGGTAGAACTGCAGAAGAAATGTTTCTTGATTCTGCTAAATTGGATTCAAGCGTTATCAAGCTTTCAAAGAACTTGGGTTACAATCCTAAGCGTGCTATTCCAGCAACTGCAAACATTGCAATTAAGTTAAGTGGACCTCTTCCAAAGAACGCAGCAGAAGGTGATGTAATTTGGTTCAATAATGAACAATTACAGTTGAAGTTCAACAATAAGCCTTACAGACTTGATCACTGCTATTCTTATACTTTGAACGCAGATGATATTGCTAATGGCATTAACAATCCGAACTGGTCTAAGACTATTCAGTACTCAATTCCAAACGATGCTGATAAAGAAAAAGGTTGGATTCCATTAACAAGTTATGCTGATCATCTTGACAAAATCAAAATTGTTCAGTGTGAAATCAAGACTGCAGAAATTTACGCAGTCGCTAATGCTGAACACTTGACTGAGTCTTATCAGTATTACGATATCGATGACATCAAGTTTAGCAACTATTACGGCTTACGCGATCCATTTGCAAATGATGGTGATGAGTATAAGCCGCTTGATGGTTGGTGTAAAGTCGGTATTGGCTTGAACAAAGATGACGCATTTAGCGAAGAAAAGATTTGTGACATTGAAATTGAAAACATCTATTGCAATTCTAAAGTAAAAGCTGCAAACGAAGATGTCGGCATTACAAAGAAATTAAATGTTTGTAGAATTGAAAGCAACCAAGATAAGACAGTAAGAATTACCTTTGGTGATGGTTCTATTGTCAATAATGGTTTTAACAACGAAGATGAAATTTTATACGTTCAGTATGTAGTTACTGACGGTTACTCTGCTAATACTCCTGACGTTGTTGGTTCTGTATTGACTAATGCAAGTCGAATCATGGCACACGGTGCTGGTAAATTGTACGATATTACAGACAATATCACATTCGTATTGACTACAAATATTTCGAATGGTGATGATTTTGAATCAGCACTAAGAATGAAAAATAGTGCAGCAGTTTACTTTGCATCTAGAGGACAGTTAGTCAATAAGAAAGATTTTAATGACTACTTCAGTTCTATGTCTCGTCCAATTCATGCAAAGAACGCAGTTGCATGGCATACACGTTCACTTAGAGCTTCTACAAATTTGAAAGATGATACATTATCTACTAAGTTTAATGCATCGTTAAGTAACACTAAAGACATTGTATTTTACACTGTCATTGGTGACTTGTATGAAAGTCTTGGTAACAATCAGTACAAAGTTAAAATGCTATATACTGATGCCGATTCTGGACAAGTCGGTGTAACTACGCTATACAATAACACTGAAGACTTTAAAGAACACATTGGTGATTTTGCAAAATGCTGTGCAAGTATTTCAAATGTAGAAACAATTACAAACGAACAACAGTCAACTACAGAACCATTCTACATTAACACAAACAAAATTTACAATGACATCGAAGAAAAGTTGCAATTCGGTGTAGTGCCTATCAGCATTCCACCAATTATACAGTATTTCGATCTTGTTGGTACTGTAGAACTAGATAGAACTACAAATGTTGCAAAATATCAGGAAGACGTTGAAAGCAAGATTTATAAGTGGTTAGTTGACAGACAGAAGTTCAACAATAAGATTTATAAGAGTGACATTATCAAATTGATTTACGATAATGCCGCTACTAAGTCAGTGAACGTAGATATTACACCATCAAGCTTAACGCGTGATACTTCGAACTATTTCAGATTCGATAATCTTCATACTCAAGCTACAGATGATGCTACAAAGCCATACATTACTGGAACTGACGGATATTCGAACAACGTTATTGTTATTCCAATCACTAGTGATGGTTCTGAACTTAACACTCAGACGACAACAAAAATGAGTGTTGCTAAGTTTATGTCTGCGCTAACTATCGGCATCTGCATTAATGAAAGTGATAACATACATTCGAATATGCAATACGTAACTGTCAAAGCAGTTACAGAACTAGAAGATGGTAGATTGCAGATCGTATTAAACGACGCAAACTATAACAATTTCGGTTCTGGTTCTAAGCTTTGGATTGGATTTAACACTGCTGAAGAAGCATTCATCAGTGATGCATCTTTCGGATCTGACATTTTGACTCAACTTGATAATGCTAAAACAGCAAATGCGACAACTGATACACCAGTAGCATTGCCATATACAACAGATGTAGAAGACGTATTCATACATAATTTGACATATTCGCGTAAAGATAATAGACATGAACTTAACGTGCTAACTGAAAAATCATACAACACAGCATTAGCACAACTAAATCCATCATGTATATCTGAATACACTGATCACTACGCAACTATCAAATACGTTATCGAAGATAATATTCTTGATGATAATAACAACATCGTAAACTTTACTTTACCAAACGAAATTGCAGTAGTTAGAGTTAAATTGAATTACACATACGGAAGATAATAATGAGCACAAATCAGTCAAACACAGTATTATTTAGACTGTTAGATTCTGAAAATAAACAAAGATCTGTTCGAGTGATTGAGCACAGTAATGAACATTCTCATACAGCTATGAATGTTGATTTTGGTCACGATGAACACAAAGTTGTTCGTTATTATCCTCGCACATTTGCAAGAATGGAAATACTTCACAAGTATTTGTCAAATCCATTTAATTATGCTGACGTTATAATTACTAACAGATTTACGATGGAATCTACGCAGTTTACTGTAAAATTTGTAGATGATGGTGTAAATTTGACAAAACACGAAGTGATTACAGGTAAAAAAGCGTCAATGTACATTTCGCAAGTATTTGCTGATGAACAATTGAATGACATACAATTAGTTTTGTCGATGTATGATTTCATGTATGGTGACGTGTGTGTACAGTTTTATGATGATGCAGATTATAAAGATCAATACGATGCGCCGATCATCTTTCAATTCACAAATGCTCCGACTGTATTTACTGGTGATATTTACAAGATGTTGCCAGGTGACACAGAATCAACATCAGCTGAAGCTTATGACAATGTGTTTAACGCATCTTTCGGTACAAAAAACTTAAATAAAGCTGATTCTGGTAGAACAAATGTACTTCTACCAACAGTTGCAGAATCAGAATATTACAACGACTTCTTATCTGCTAATCGTTTAATGACAAACGGCTGTATTGATTCGACCACTGAATTAGATCCAACATGTTCACTTTCAGGTCATCCAATTTATGTCGCTGAGTACACTTGCATAGTGCCAAGTGCTTTTGCATCTACGTTTGGAATAGAACACTATCCAGTAGATTTTGTGCCGTTCAACAACGATAAACACGCATATTTAACACTTAGTGCAGATAACTTATCTGCTATGTATAAAGATACGCAACGTCTCAGCATGAGAACGAATGCTGACTCGTTCGTACCGCAAAGTGCAATACCTGTATTTTCTGCAACTGGAGATGTTTCTGCTACAACGTTTGATTGTGCTATTAGAACATATTCGGCATATCTTGCAACTTCACCAGAAAATAGACATGACGATGCTTGGTTTAGAGAACATATGCGTTTATGCGCAGACTTTGTATTATCGGGCATAGATCCGTATTGGCTAGCGAATACAGAAGAATTTGTAACTGATTATTCTGATAGACATTATAATATCATTGATAATTATGCAAGTTACGAAACACCGATTGCTGAACGCAGATGGGTGTATCATTCATGGGGTACGCGCTATTACACACTAAATAAAGGCTGCTATGAAGATCGTTACAATCCAGAAAACTGGACAAAAATATATGATTATGGCAGTAATCATGATAAGACTTCTGTCGTTATTCCAACTTCAGCATTTAAACACGGAATTGAAGTCGATAAAGATGGTGCTCCTATTTTGATATTAGAACATACTGGTAATGTAACGTGTCATGATAGTGCACTTGTTAAACGTTTAGTACACGATCGTTATGATGAAAGTATTGATAAAACTTGTAGATTTGCGCTATCATGTGACGACATGAAAGACGATCCATACATGTTTAAAGTTATGTCACTCATTACTACACACGATAGACGCGCAGTAATATACAGAATTTCTGATATGGCAAGTCCAACACGCTCATTTGATGATGCTGACTATGGTGATGGTGAATGGGCAATTGTTGTGTTACGCAATGCATAAATAAATAAAATACAAAATTTGATATTGAGGTTATTATGAGAGTTATCGAAGAACAAGAACAAGAAATTACACCAGAAGAAGCTATGCAGATGTATGCTGCACAAAGACAAAAACCTGCTGGTAAACTTTTGGATAAAACATTACTTCCTTCGAGAGGCGCTTTCTATCCTAATGACATTTATGTAACGCCATTTACTGGCATGGATTTAAAAGATATTACAAGTATCACTGATGCAAATCCAAATGCTGTCATTTACAAGATTTTAAGTCGTAGAGTTTCAGGAATCGAAATTGCTGACATTTTGGCAAACGATAAACTTTGGTTCTTGTACTACATTCGTGACATCACATACGATGGAAAACCAATCAAGGTTAAGTGCACATGCCCACACTGTGGAACACAGTTTGTGCAAGATTACACGTTTGATAAGTTGAATGTTATTCACTACGACAACAAGTTGCCAAATAAGCAAGTCAAATTGCCAAACGGTGACATGATCGAATTTACTTTCCCGACCATTGGTACGGAAAATCAGATTACTAGATTGAAAAACAATCCAGCTTTGGTAGAACCTATTGATGATCAGTTTATGCTACTTGCAAGCTATGTAAAGTCTGTCAATGGACAAATGCAGGACTTATGGTCTGTTTATAACTATGTGAAGAATACAGACGCTCCTACATTCTGCTTTATTATTCACAAACTTGACGAATTCTCGTTCATTTGTGACAGAACTGCTACATTCACTTGCCCATGTGGAGAAGAAGTCAAAACTATTATTGAACTTGATCAGAACTTCTTCATTCCTAAGTTGTTCTAAACTGAATATTACTAAAAAGAAAACAGCCGCGGTTTGTCCGCGGCTGTTTTTGTATATAAATAGAAATTTTGAGCTATAAATATTAAATAAGTATAACGTCTATTCGTGAGTGAAATTATTAGAATTATTAGAGAGGTTTTATGGCTGTAAATTGGTCTTATCCTGGAATTGGATTCTCTGAAATCGATAATTCAATTCAGGCAAATAATACAGTAACAGACGGCGTTGGTGCTATCGTCCTCGATGCAAACAGAGGTTATGTAAACCAGCGTATTTTGAGTACTTCTGTTAAGAAGTTCCACGAAAATTTCGGTGATCCAGAATCTGAACAGAACTATGGACACTTTGCTGCCGATCAATTCTTGATTGCATCTCCACAGCTTTATGCTGTACGTGCAACTATGGGTGATGAACAGTACGCATTCATTCAGTATCCTTACAAAGATGCTGCAGCTAGAGATTGTGTTGTTAGCGACATGGTTCAGAGCTTTACTTATGTCGATAACAACGGCAACACACAAATTAAGTTGCTAGAACCAATGGCTGGTCACGTTGAATACGTAAACATCAAAGATCAAAACTGGCAAACATTTATCGATGTAGATACTGCAGAACCTGTAACTTCAGGTAACTATACAAATACTGCATTCTGCTTAGTTGACACTGGTTCTGCTGTTTACTATCGTGATCTTACACAAAATCAAGATCCAGCAATCAGAATTATTAGAGATGATACTAAGCCAACATCTGCTGATGAAGGTACATACTACTGCATTGGTGATGCAAATGGCGGAGATTATTCTAAGCTATTCATCAAGAAAGCAACTGGTAAGGAAAACGAAAAAGTTTACATTGTTAGTGCATTAAGCGATGCTGCAATCGTTCCAGAAACAAACCCATGTTTGTATGTTACAAGTGCAAATAAGAACGAAGATGGTGATTGGCAAGCACAACTTTATGTTCCTGGCACATTAACACTTAACAGTGTTGATGCAAATGCAAGTTTCTACATTCCAGAAACTGCAGCTGGAGGTTACACATATTCAACGACTGCTGCTACAAAGTCTATTGCACAAATTATGACTGATGCTGGTAGTGCTGCTGTAACAGAATCTGCTGATGTATACAAAGTTCAATTCTTCGATTGGAACGAAGAAGCAACATTGAACGAAGAAATCATCGAACAATCAGCTTATAAGGCTGGTGCAGATGTATTTGGTGCACAATTCAGAGAAATTACTGGAGCTCTTTACAATCAGCAATTGATTATGAAAGCTACAAACCCAGCAATTTCTGGTGAAATTTTTGTAGATGCTGCTGGTATGACATTGTCTGATTTAAGTGCAACAGATACTGAAAAATATAATCGTTATGCAACAATCGCGAAAAACGGTTACAGCGCATACACAATTACTGACATGCCTTACGCAGACGCTAAGAAATTAGCATACGAACAATACGGCAAAGACATTGGAGATCTCTACACTTCAGCTTATGGTGTATTCGAATCTGTTGACCCTGTCGATTTGACGTTGAAATCAAAGATTATCTTCAAAGACAATCCAGATGACAGTGATACAAAGAATGATGGTGTATACATTTCTAAGTACATCTTCAATACATATTGGGATAGCGATATCGGCGTAGCTGGTAATTCAGTCGTAAAAGCTGCTTACATTTCACGTCATCCTGAATACGTCTATCAGCCGTGGGTATACGATGAACACAAAGCTGAAAAAGCTGTTAAGCCACTAGTTGCATTCCCAACTTCTGATATTGTAAACGATCCAACTGGATTGTATAAAGATGGTTACACAAAGACTATCTTATCAGTCGATGAACCGGGTAACGGTGATATTGAACGTTATGATTCACTTCAGAATAATCAGTTAGTTATTGCTGCTGTTGCACCTGGTGAATTCGGTAACGACATCGGTATTTCAATCATCACTCCTGAAGTCGCTAATAACGCTGCTTTGGTTGATCAGCCAGCTGCATTCAACTGGAAGTATCAGTTTGATGATGAAGACAGAGTAAATCAGGATTGGTTGGAACACCCATCTTACGAAAGCAATCCAAACAACTTGACTTGGAAGAAAGTCTATAAGATTAACGTTTACGTTAAGTCTAAATCTCAACAGGCATCTGTTTGGGGTTCTGGTCTTGATGCACTTGTTAAGGAACCTGTCGAATCCTTCTTGGTATCTAACGATCCAAGAGTCAAGGACGGTAACGGTAACTCAATGTATGCACCATACGTAATCAATGGACAGTCAAAGTACATCTACGTTTCGTTGAACTCTGTACTTGCTTCTAGAACAATCACTGGTGATTATGCTATGCCAAAACAGACATACAGCATCTATCAGTTGACTGGTGGTAAGAATTCTCAGAAACACGAAATTAAAGAAAAGACTGCTGCTCTTGAACTTTATAGAGACCGTCAGAAATGTAACTTCGATATTATCTTCAACGTTGAAGCAATCGAAACATTCCAGTCTCGTCAAAAGTATGCTGCAATGCAGAACAGAATCGCAAACATTGCAATCGATAGAGGTATCGACATCGGTTTCATTCAGGTAACATCTAAGGCTGCTAAAACAGCTTACAAGGCACTATCTGAAGGTAAGTTATTCGCATTCGCAAACGGTTCTTACGTAGCTGCAGAAGCAGGTTACGATAGATACTACGATCAGTACACATCCAACTGGGTATACTTACCTAAGTCTGTTGCACTTGCAGTTGCACACGCAAGATGCTGGAGAGCAGGTACACCTTGGATTGCAGCTGCTGGTGTAACTAACGGTACTATCGAATACAGCAATGGTCAGTTGTTGAAGTTGTCAGATCCAGAAATCGGACAATTGTACAGTGCACACATTAACTGTTCAAGAACTTGTGCAGGTTACGGTGAACTCATCTACGGTAATAAGACAATGTTGAAGAAGACAAGCGCTCTCAACAGAATCAATGTCCGTGGCTTGGTCAACTATATCGAAAAGCACCTTGAATCGTTGTTGCAACCATTCTTGTTCCAGAACAACACTTCTACAACAAGAAGCACAATGCTTTCAACTGTTGATTCATTCTTGAGCGGAATCATGGCAAATCAGGGTATCACTGCTAAGAGTGTCGTAGTCAAACCAGATCCAAAGGATTCTCACTTGGTCTACGTTAACATTAGCATCAGACCTGCTGAAGCTATCGAATTCATTCAAGTAACAACAACACTCAACAGAGCTGAAACTACTATTACTACAACAGACAACTTGTAATAGTAAGTTTACAGAAGAATATCAAAGGCAGTACTAACAAGTACTGCCTTTTTTATAAATACTTTATATGATACTATCTGAAGTTTACATCATTGAATACACCGATGCAGATCGAAAAGCTGTCGCTGATGCTAGACGTGCAGAACGCAAGAATGAAGAAGAATTGCTAATGCAAATTCAATTGATGTCTTACAATACACTTATTGAAGACATTTTGAAGAAAATTCCGATCGCAAAATGGACAGCATTCAGAAAAGCAGATAACTATAGAGGAAAGATTAGCTATGAAACTAATGGCGGTATTGCAGAGCTTTGGTTCAGAACTGATGGCATGGTTGTGTGTAGTACTACTGATGATCCAAGAAAAGTTAAATGTTGTAGTGATGAAAAAATCGACGCGTGGATTGCTCAGCATCCTCCGGTGGAAAAAGAAACTGATGATATTCCACTTACTGGAGACATGATTAAAGAAATCTCCAATAAAATTACACTTGTGTTCGTATCAGAACCGTTAAAGACTTTTAAGAAACAAGTAAAAGTAGTTGGCAAGCAAAGTGTATTTCATAAAAGTCAACGTGATTACTTTGACTTGTGGTATAGACCAAACGGTGAAGTATTCTGCAAAACTCCCGATGGAAGATTTTTCTCATTTAAAACGTTGCACACATTAGAACGTTTTTTAAGAACAAACTGTTTACAAAGAAAAGAACGATAAGGTCGATATATGAATGAATCTAAATTTACAGATGCAGCTATTGATTGCATCACTGACTATGTGATGTCTGTCAAAGCTAGAAAAGAACCAGCTAAAGCATACGAATGCTTAGTTTACATGTCGGAACAATTGAAGTTCCCAATTAACGAAGTTGTGCATGCTTTTGGCGACATGGTAAAGACTGAAATGGATCGTGCAAATAGCGAACCTGCTGAAATTGATGAATCTGTCGAAACATTTAGCAAATCTTTGTTGACAGAAGCAGAAAACATTGCTGATACACAAGCCAAAGTAGATGCTGCTGAAAAGACGCAAACTACTGAAAAAGACATTAACGCACAAGCTGCAGACGATAAGAAAACTAACACATCAAGACGTTACTTTGCATTCGTAAACTTTAATAAAGGACAGATGTACGTTTGTAGCGAATCTAAAGATGCGGGCAATATAATCAATAAATCGCTTGAAAATCTTTATAATTTCCTCTCTACGTGTGAAAAACCGTCATTCTCGAATGGAATTTTGGTGGCTCCGATCACTCTGGAGGCTGCAAAACAATATTTGAGCGCAAATAAAGGAAAAGTTAAATATCTTGATTTGACGCCTGAAAAGAAGGCTGAACAGGGACAACAACAGCAGACTAAGTAATGTCAATCTTTGCTAGAGAATACATGCAAGGAACGTTTGTCCCGAAGCATCCCGAAAAGTGCTTCAATTACAACGGACAAGTCCCAGACGCTAAACCCATAACTTTCCGTAGTTCATGGGAACGTCGTTTATGCAATTTCTGCGATGAGCAAGAAAATATTCTTGCTTATGGTTCAGAAATTTTGAAAATTCCGTATTACAGCAAACAAGATGGCAAAACGCACAACTACATTACGGACTTTGTAATGTTTGTTAAAAGTCGTGACGGTAGCTTAAAACGCTATGTAATTGAAGTTAAACCTGAAAATCAGACTGCAAGATTAGACGAACATGGAAACGTTATAATGCCGCCTCCGCCAAAGAAACCCACGCAGAAAAGATTGGCAAGTTGGCAAGAACGTTGTAGAGTGATCGAAAGAAATAATGAAAAATGGACTGCAGCAAGAGACTACTGCTATAGAAATGGTTTCATCTTCAAAGTCGTAACTGAAAAAGAACTTCGGTTTGTCATTTCGTTTCGAAAAACATAAATAATTTTACCAGAAAATTATTATATTTGATTTGAGATTATTATACAAGACGATTTTATAAGAGGCTAATATGAAAATTCGTAAACGTAATCGGTTCTGAAGTTGATTTTAGCAAAAAGAATATTATTGAAGCTATTTCCAGAGCTAATGAGAAAGTAAGACTCGATGAACGAATCAGCACAGCAGAAATTAAAGATATTGCCAAAAATATTGAAGACCAGTGCAAACAAGCTGTAGCTGCTGTTTCATCAGATGATATTCAGAATTTTGTCGAAGATGCCATTATGCAAAGTGGCAAATACAACGTTGCTAAAGAATACATTACATTCAGATATCAGAAAGCACTAGACAATCGAAAGAATACAATTGACGATCGTGTATTGTCATTGTTACAAGGTGATAATGAAGATATTCAGCAAGAAAACGCAAATAAGAATCCTAACATTGTAAGCACGATGCGTGATTACATGGCAGGTGAAGTTTCGAAGGACTTATCACAGCGTTACTTACTTCCAGCTGACATATTTAAAGCACACAAAGACGGCATCATTCATTTTCACGACATGGACTACTTTGCAATGCCGATCCACAATTGTTGTTTAATCAATCTCGATGACATGCTCCAGAATGGTACAATCATTTCTGGTACAACGATTGATAAGCCACACACCTTCAAGACAGCATGTAACATTGCATCTCAGATTGTTGCTCAAGTTGCATCATCACAGTATGGTGGACAGACTATCACAGCATCACATTTGTCAAAGTTCATTCCAAGTACAAGAAAGTACTTTAAGGAAAAATACCCAACATTGACAGATGCACAGATTGAAGATCTCGTAGAAAGTGATATTACTGAAGGTGTTCAGACACTTCAATATCAGATCATTACGTTGCAGACAACAAATGGTCAAACACCATTCGTTTCTGTTTGCTTGTATTTGAATGAAGCTGAAACAGAAGAAGATAAAGCTGATCTCGCAAGAGTCATTGAAGAAATTTTAAAGCAGAGAATTAAGGGTGTCAAGAATGAAAACGGACAATTCTATGCTAACCCATTCCCGAAATTGTTGTACGTTCTTGAAGAAGACAATATTCATCCTGAAAGCAAGTATTTCTATTTGACAAAGCTTGCTGCTGAATGTACTACAAAACGTATGGTTCCTGACTATATCTCTGAAAAGATTATGATGGAACAGAAGAAAGACAAGAAAGGCCACGGTTATTGCTATCCGTGCATGGGCTGCCGCTCATTCCTTACTCCTTATGTCGATCCAAAAACTAAGAAAGGCAAGTTCTATGGCAGATTTAACCAAGGTGTTGTCACCATCAATCTTCCAGATGTCGCACTATCTGCAAAGGGTGACATTGAAAAGTTCTGGTACATTCTTGAAGAAAGATTGGAACTTTGCCATAGAGCACTAAGACTTCGTCATGAACACCTCAGAGGTGTTAAGTCTGACGTTGCCCCAATTCTTTGGCAAAACGGTGCATTTGCAAGATTGAAGAAAGGCGAGAAGATTGATGAACTTCTCTATAATGGCTATTCTACAATCTCACTTGGCTATGCTGGTTTGTACGAAACTGTTAAGTGCTTAATCAACAAGTCTCTTACCGATGATGAAGGTATGGAACTTGGCAAGAAGATTATGCAGAAACTTAAC